TTAGAAAATGGGCCTGTAAGACTTACGGGTTAAAAGACGCAGACTTAGAGTTATTGATATATTTAGACTGTAAGAAGCGTTTTACAAGACAAGAATTTATAGATGGAACTTATACATACTCTTGGGATAAAGAGAGATGGGAACGTCTAAGAAGAAAAGGCTGGATAGAAGTTTGGAGACATAGAAATCGCACGACGATAAAATATAGCGTATATAAAACTTCGTTTAAGTGCAGCCAACTAATAAGTAGAATATATAGAATATTGTTAGCAGAAGAAGATTTGCCAATATCAGAAAGAAGTATATTTTATAATAACAAATCGTATACTGATAAAGTTTATAACAAAGCTATTGATGATATGATAAAAGATAAAGACAGGTAATATGGCATTTAAATTAGGTTCAAATAAAGGATTACAAGCGCGAGGTGGTGATATTAAAAGTAAATTTAAATTTAAAGCAGATAAAGAAGTAGTACCTGGTGTACCTGTTTTTAAAAAACAACTAGGAAAAGATATACTAGCTGAAGCTAATATGGATGGAACTATATTTATTAGTGAAAGTGTAGATGAAAATAGCCCTGAGTATAAAAGAGCTATGACTCATGAAGTGCAACATATAACACAAATGAAAATAGGTTCAGAAACTTACGATGATAATGCTGTTTATTATCAAGGACAAGTTTGGCCTAGAGTACAAATAGCTGGTCAAAATTTAATAATAGATCCATCAACTGGTAAAAAATATAAAGAAGGAAGTAGAGATCTTCCTTGGGAAAATAACAAAATATAAGATATGGTATTTAAAATGAAAGGCTTTTCTGGCTTTAAACAAAAAGAAGATAAAAAAGGACCTGGTCAAGGAACTGAAGTTGGTCAATTTACTGGCGCTGGTATACCTGAAACTTTATATGATGCTGATGGAAATGCAGTTATTACTAACAATATTGATGAAGGTAATTTAAGCAAAATTAAATTAGAATCTGGTACTAATAGAAAATATGTATCATATGTTGAGGGACCTAAAGCTGGCGGTAGACTTTATTTAAAAAAATAAAATTATGATAGGAAAATTATTATCAGGAGGAGCAACAGAATTAGTAAAAAGCGTAGGTGGAGTTATAGACAATTTACACACGTCAAAAGAAGAAAAGTTAGAAGCAGAAAGAAAAATAAAAGAACTAATTGCTAACTATCAAGTTGAAATGGAAAAAAACATTACAGCTCGTTGGGTGGCGGATCAAAAGTCAGATTCTTGGCTTAGTAAAAACGTTAGACCATTAGTGTTAGTATTTTTAATAGTATGCACCATGCTATTAATATTTATAGACGCAGGTGCAATAAAATTTAACGTAAAAGATTCATATGTAGATCTTTTGCAATTAGTATTAATAACAGTGATCGGTGCTTATTTTGGCGGACGCTCACTTGAAAAAGTAAAAAAATAAAATTATGGGATTAAATTCAACAGAAGTAGCATACCAGTTTGGTCAATTAGGTAGTGGTTTCAGTGATGAAGCGGTTGAGGTAACACCTCCTACTGGAAAAGTTATAGTAGCTATACAATTTTTAGAAGATACAGTATTATCTACTTTAGTAGCTGACACAGATGTTCCAGACACAGCTTACTTTAGTCATACTACAGCTGTAGCTAATAATGGTGGCGGTGCTGCAGAGACAGATGCTGCTACTAAGTTTCCAAAAGGTATGACTATATTTGGAAGATGGAAAAGTTTTACACCTCCAACTTCTACAACTGGTGGTGTTATATTTTATTTCGGACACTAAATGTTAGGATTAGGAAATAGCGTATCAGGACTAACCGTGCCTGATGAAGGATCTGTAATACCTACTTTTGATGGTTTGCAAGTTTGGTATAAGTTTAACGAAGGCTTAACAGCTAGTGGTTCACTAATTACTGCTTGGGCAGATAGTAGTGGTAATGGTAATAATTTAACACAGTCTACAGAAACTAATCAACCATCAAAATCATCACCAGAGGGTGGGATAGATTTAGATGGTTCAGATAATTTTATGATTTTAGACACAGCTTTAGATTTAACTGCTTTTACAATAGTTGCAACTATAACAATAGACGATAATACTTTAGAAACTTTATTTGGTAACGGTTCTAGTGGTACAGACTTTTTTAGATTAGATGGTAGTGCTTGGACAATTAGAACAGCTGGCTCTTCTTTTCAAGGAGCCATGTCTACTAGTAGATCGGATGGTGATTCTTACGTGTTAATTTTAATTAGTCAAAGAGGAGCTTCACAAACTAGATATAATTTATTTGATCTTACTGATGGTACCTTTACAACAGAAGGTAGTGTTACTATAGATAATCAAACATTTACAATAGGTGATGTTGGTAGAAACTCAGCAAATGCTCATTTTTTAAATGGTAAAGTATTAGAGCTTGCAATATATAACACAGAACTAAGTAGTGCAAATGCTAGATTAGTAGCTGATGAAATGACAATAAGAACAGGAATATAATATGTATTTTAAAGGAACAAAACAAGAGTGTCAAACAATAATAGATAGATTAAACTCTGTAGCTGGTTATCCAGATGGTAAAGGAACTAACACTGTTAGTTATAACGTGTTAATACCTGGTACATCTGATTATTTGACAAAAATCCCTAGTAATCTAATGTCTGAATTAACAGAAGATGAAAGGGCTAAAACTATAACGCAAAAGCCTGCTGCGTTTGATGAGCAGGCAGATTAATTTAATTAAATAAAATAATGGCAAAAAGAAAGACACCAAAAGTGGATTTAAAACCACGTGCAGAAAAAATTACAGATCAACAATTAGAAAGACTTCAAAAAGCTGTAGCTGGCATAAATAAAGCTAAAAGTGATTTAGGAGGTTTAGAAATACAAAAACACTCTATTGTTGGTGTTATTAACGAGTTGAGTTCTATACTAACAGAACTTAGAGGAGAGTTTAAAAACGATTATGGAACTGATGATATTAATATACAAGATGGTTCTATAATGTATACTGAAGAAGATGTCAAAGCTGATTCGTAAAATAACAATAGGTAAAGATTATAAAATTGATTCAATGCATTATTCTGTTGGTCAAGAAGTATATGGTGGACACACTATAAGCAATATAATAGAAGAAAAAGATAAATATTGCATATATATAAAAAAGAATAAAGACGTGTTACCTTGGAAAGACTTTAATAAAAACATGGCTGTTTCAATTGAATATAATTTAGAGTATTAATGAAAAGTGTTTATAACTATGTTATATCTCCTATAGGTGAAAGATATAATAATAAAAAGCAAATAAACGATAAAAACTTAATATTAAATACTGAAATTTTTAACCATGAATACGTTAACCGTAAAGGCATTATTATTGATGTTCCTGCTGTTGGTAATACACAAATTAAAAAAGGAGAAGAAGTAATAGTACATCATAATGTTTTTAGAAGATGGCATGATGTTAAGGGTGTAGAAAGAAATAGTAAAGCTTGGTTTAATGAAGATATATATATTGTAAACGAAGAGCAAATATTTTTAAGAAAAATAAAAACACCTTGGACCAGGTTTAAAGAACCAATATGGAAACCTTTAAAAGGATTTTGCTTTGTAAAACCAATAACTAGTATTGATAAATGGAATAACGAACAAGAAGATCCTACTAAAGGTATAATCAAATATACTGACGGTAGTTTCAAAGAAGGTGATGTTGTAGGTTTTACACCTTTCTCTAAATATGAGTTTATTATAGATGGAGAAAAATTATATAGAGTTTACTCTAAATTTATTACAATTAAATATGAATATAAAGGAAACGAAGAAACTTATAATCCAAGCTGGGCACAGAGCGGTTGAAGAGTTGATTAATGTAGCTAAAGAAAAAATCATTACTAACACTGATGATGATGTTTCTGCTGATAGATTAAAAAATGCTGCAGCTACTAAAAAGTTAGCTATATTTGATGCGTTTGAAATACTTAACCGTATACAAGAAGAAGAAAATATTCTGGAAGGAAAGACACAAGAAGAAAAAAAAGAACGAATATTTAAAGGCTTCGCGGAAGGCAGATCGAAATGAGTTACGAGCAAAGTTTATATAAAATAGTTGAACCAGTTAAGAAGACAACAATAAGTCGACTTAACAAAAAACGTAAATGGGAATATGGATACAATAAAGAACATGATATTGTGGTTATCTCTAAAACTGGAAAAATTGGAGAGATTATTCAGATCCAAGGTTTGTCAATTGGCTTGCCGTTGGAACCAATGCAATTGCGATTGTCAAATGCCAATAAATGGCAAAAAATAGAATATCCAAAAGAGTTAAGTAAGCTTAAAAATATATTTGATTGGAGAGCATACCCAGAAGAAAGTAAAGATAAGTGGTATGATTTTATAGATGAAGAGTTTAAGCGTAGAGAAGAAGGATTTTGGTTTATGAATAATGGTAAGCCTACGTATATAACAGGTAGCCATTATATGTATTTACAATGGAGTAAAATAGATGTTGGTGCTCCAGATTTTAGAGAAGCCAACAGGTTGTTCTTTATATTTTGGGAAGCGTGTAAAGCTGATAAACGTTGTTACGGTATGTGTTATTTGAAAAACAGACGTAGTGGTTTTTCATTTATGTCATCAGCTGAAACAGTTAACTTGGCTACTATTTCGAGTGACTCTAGATATGGAATACTATCAAAAAGTGGTGGAGATGCTAAAAAAATGTTTACAGATAAAGTCGTACCTATATCGATTAACTATCCGTTTTTCTTTAAACCGATACAAGACGGTATGGACAGACCTAAGTCTGAACTTGCTTATCGCGTACCTGCAAGTAAGTTTACGCGTAAAAAAATTAATTTGTTAGTACACGATGAAAGTGGTAAATGGGAAAGACCTGATAATATTTTAAACAACTGGCGCGTAACAAAAACTTGTTTACGTCTTGGTAGTAGAATTATAGGTAAATGTATGATGGGTTCAACTAGTAATTCATTAGACAAAGGTGGTGATAACTTTAAAAAATTGTATAACGACAGTGATGTCACAAAAAGAAATAGAAATGGTCAAACACGTTCTGGTTTATATTCTTTGTTTATCCCAATGGAATGGAACTATGAAGGATTTATTGATGAGTTTGGACAACCCGTATTCAATACCCCAGAGCAACAAGCTTTTGGACCTGACGGAGAATTAATAGATATAGGTGTCATTGATCATTGGAATAACGAAGCTGAAGGATTAAAAGGTGATCAAGATGCGTTAAACGAGTTTTACAGACAGTTTCCAAGAACTGAAGAACACGCGTTTAGAGATGAAACAAAAAATAGTATATTTAACTTAGTTAAAATATATGAACAAATAGATTATAATGAAGGTATAAGAAACAGTGCAGCTGTTACTTCGGGAAACTTTCAATGGATTAATGGAGTTAAAGATACTCAAGTTGTATTTACTCCAGATCCAAACGGTAGGTTTAATGTTAGCTGGGTGCCAGCGTTAAACTTACAGAACAGAGTATTTTTAAAAAATGGAGTTAAATACCCAGGCAATGAACATATTGGTGCTTTTGGATGTGACAGCTACGATATTAGTGGTACTGTTGATGGTAAAGGTTCTAAAGGAGCGTTACACGG